CTTTAGGTGGTGTAAAGCTAGGTAGTGATACACAGTTAACACAATCTTATAATGCTGGAGGTGCAGGTACAAGTAATAGAGTATATCCAGTTCAGTTAAACTCATCTAATCAAATGGGTGTTAATGTACCTTGGTCAAATAGTAATACCACATACAGCGCTGGAGATGGTATTAGTTTATCAAGCACAACTTTTAGCGTTTCAGGTGGCACAGGTTTAACTACAGATACAGGTGGTTTATCTTTAAGCACAGGTGATGAATCAAACCTAGGTGGTTTTAAAACAAGATACGCGTATGGATCAACTCCAGCTGCTAACAGTGTAACTTACACATCCGCAAGAACTTATGGTGTTACTAAAAACGGATCTGATCAGTTGGTTGTTAATGTTCCTTGGACTAGTTCTGGTGGTCAACCTGCGTCTACTGTTACAAGTGTTTCTACTCTTTCTCACGCAAACCTCTTAATTGGTCACGACGGAACTTCTAGTAATGGTATGTATCTTGATTTTAACAATACGACCCAGATGTTTATTAAAGATAACAATACTAACACTGCTAAAATTACTATAGTTGCTGCTAGTGGTAACACTACTTTTACTGGAGAAATTGCTGCGGGTAACTTTACTAGTCAATCTGATAGAAGAATTAAAAAAGATATTGTTGATGTGTCTAGTCATTTAGCTTTAGACACAGTAATGAAAACTCAAGGTGTTAAATACCATATTAAAGAAGAAAATGATGAGGGTGTTTTTCCAGAAAAGCATAAAGAAAAGCGAAAAAATGGTCTTAAAGAATTAGGTTTTATAGCTCAAGATTTAGAAGAAGTATTACCTGAATTAGTTGTTACAGCTGAAGATGATTCAAAATCTGTAGACTACATGAAAATGACAGTTATTTTAGTAGAAGCTATGAAAGAACAGCAAAAACAAATTGAAAAATTACAAAAACAAATAAACAAGTTATTATAGTATGGCAATACCAGATGATGTAGAGGGCACACCACCTACTTTAGATATGAAAAAAATAATTATGGAGCTACAAGGAACTCCATATCAAAGTGCTGTAACTAGTAATTTAGAAGAGTTTAGTTGGAACGATGTTGTTAACGGTGCAACTCTTAATACGAACAGTACTAAAAAGCCTACTGATGAAAACGGTTCTATATACAGTATGAACGATTGGAAAGGTTACGATCATTTTGCTACAGCTTCATTTGTAAATGACAAAGCAGTTTCTAAAACAATATCAACTGGAACTGGAAATAGCATTAACTTTGTTGATACTGATGATACATTTAATTTTGTTGGTACTAATGCATGGACAATATCTTTTTGGGTTAAAGCAGGTTGGAGCAGTAGTTTAAATACTAACATACATATGTTGATTGGTCAAAAACAAAGCGCTTCATATCAATTAACCGATATGATTAAAATCATGTACAACGAAAGTAACAATAGATTACGTATGCAATACGGTAACAAAACAACATCATCTAATGCTTGGTATAAGCTTGCTGAATGGTTGTTTCACGCTAACTCAGGTGCTTATGCCGCTGGTTATCAGGCCGCTGGTTTAGGCGGTTCTTATTGGAGCGCTAGTAATAGAGGTTATGTAAACAGTGATGACTATACGATGATTACTTTTACAAAATCAACAACAAACGCTGCTAGTGCAATGAAGTTGTACTGGAACGCTAACGCGGCTGGCGCTGCACCAATACAAACAAACTTTGGTAGTGGTAGTCCAGCGATGAGCACTACTAATAATAGAACTTGGAGTCTAGGATCTAACGGTGTTTCACAAGGTGAGGTAAAATGTGGTAATAGCTCAGCAACAGTTTATAATGATTTAACTATATGGAATAAAGAGCTAAGTGCTAGTGAAGTTACATCATTATACAACAGTGGTACAGTAATGGATGCTACAACTCATAGCGCTGCGAGTAATTTAGTAGGTTATTGGAAATGGGAAGGTAATGGTAACGCTACAACATCTAACGATAACTTCACAATATCAGGTGGGTCAGCAATTGTAAATAAATAATATGAATTACTATATATTAACAGAAGAAGTGTTTGAAACAATAGACAAAGATAATGTACATTTTATGCGTAAAAGTATAGATCGTACGCAAAGATTAGTTGCTACAACTGACTTAATTAGTGATAGAGTAAGATCTTTTCAAACAATAAATACATGTTCTAATTATACATTTACAAACCATAGTGATTGGGTTGGAGATGGTACTGGCATAGAAGTAGAAGAATTAGAAGAAGGAGGATATATTCCTACAATAGACGACTAGGACAATAGCACCTTAAAACAAAAATAAAGCGTGTAATAATATAAATAACAAAATTAACTTAAATTAAATAAAATGGCAAAAAGAAAAACACCTAAGGTTAAAGACCTTAGACCAACAAGTATAAGCAAGGAACAATTAGATGGTATTCAAGGCTTAATAAAGCAAATAAATAATATGCAATTAGAGATAGGTAGATTAGAAACTCGTAAGCATATGATCAACCATGAATATACTAAACTTCAAAATTCAATACGCGAAGAGCAAACAGCTTTGAAACAAGAATACGGAGAAGTTAATATCAATATTGAAGATGGTACTATAACATACCCAGAAGATGTCGAAGTTAATAAGGAAGATTAGTATAGGATCAAACTATAAAAATGATGCCATGCACTATGCCGTTGGGCAAGAAGTGTATGGTGGTCATACTATATGCGATATACTAGAGGAAACAGATAAGTTTAGTATTTACATTAAAAAAGGTAAAGAAGTTTTACCGTGGAAAGATTTTAATAAAAACATGGCTGTATCTGTAGAGTATAATTTAGAGTATTAATGAAAGCATTATATGATTTTGTAATAACACCTAAAAACAACAATAGATATAATAACGTTAAAAAAGTAGGTGACAAAGAGCTTATTGTAAACACAGAGATTTTTAATCATCAACACGTTAATAGAGAAGCTATTGTAAAAGCAGTTCCTTTAGCATACAATACACCAATAGAAGTTGGTGATACTATTTTGGTCCATCATAACATATTTAGAAGATGGCATGATATGAAGGGTAGAGAAAGAAATAGCAAAGGTTATTATAAAGAAGGTATGTATTTTGCAGATGTAAGCCAAGTTTATCTTTATAAAAAACATCAAGATTATTATACAAATAAATGGCAGTGTTTAAAAGGTTATTGTTTTGTGCAGCCAATAATGAGTAAAGACAAATTTAGTATTGAAAAAGAAGTGCCACTAAGAGGTATTGTTAAATACACAGATGGGTCTGTAGCTTTAGATGAAGTTATAGGTTTTTTACCTGGTCATGAGTTTGAGTTTGTAGTTGATGGTCAAAGACTTTATAGAATTAAATCAAATAGAATTACAATTAAATATGGATATAAAGGAAACGAAAAAGAATATAATCCTAGCTGGGCATAGAGCAGTTGAAGAATTAATCAAAGTTGCTAAAGAAGATATTGTTGATAGCGATGACGATATATCAGCTGACAGATTAAAAAATGCTGCAGCTACTAAAAAACTAGCTATATTTGACGCATTTGAAATACTTAACAGAATACAAGAAGAAGAAAACTTGCTTGAGGGAAAAACACCTGAAGAGAAAAAGGAAAAAGTCTTTAGAGGATTCGCAGAAGGCAGATCTAAGTAATGTACGAGCAAAATTTAGTTAAGATAGTAGAACCTATAAAAAAAACTACTATAAACAGGCTTAACAAAGGTAAGAAGTGGAAGTACGGTTACAACAAAGAACAAGATATTGTAGTTATATCTAAGACTGGAGAAATAGGAGATATAATAGAGATACAAAACTTTCAAATAGCATTGCCTAAAGAGCGCAATGTGTATAGCAACAAGGAAAAAAAGTGGAAACAGTTTGAGTACCCGAAAGAACTAGGTAGGCTTAAAAATATATTTGATTGGCGTAACTACCCTGAAGAAAAGAAAGCTGACTGGTTTGACTATATAGACGAAGAGTTTAAGCGTAGAGAAGAAGGTTTTTGGTTTGACAATGCTGGAACGCCAACATATATAACAGGCACACACTATATGTATCTACAATGGAGTAAGATTGACGTAGGTGCACCAGATTTTAGAGAAGCTAATAGATTGTTCTATATATTCTGGGAAGCTTGCAAAGCAGATAAAAGATGTTATGGTATGTGCTACCTTAAAAACAGACGATCTGGTTTTTCTTTTATGTCATCAGCTGAAACAGTTAACCAAGCTACAATATCAAGTGATAGTAGATTTGGTATATTATCTAAAACAGGTGCAGATGCTAAGAAAATGTTTACAGACAAAGTGGTACCAATTAGTATTAACTATCCGTTCTTTTTTAAACCTATTCAAGACGGTATGGACAGGCCTAAGTCTGAACTTGCTTATAGGGTTCCTGCAAGTAAGTTCACGCGTAAAAAAATTACTGCTAATGAAAAGCAGGAAGACTTGGCTGGACTTGATACTACTATTG